CGCTGAGAAGGTGTTCATCAGCGTTAGGAACATAACTGGCGCGACGGTTTCGGCTGGCGCGGCCTGTGAATGGGATGTGGTTACGGCTACCGACGGTAACGCCGTTACCGCCGCCAAGTCCGCCAGTGCCCCCGGTCTGTTCGCCGGGATAATGCACGAAGCCACGGCTGATTCCGCTTACGGTCTGCTTCAGGTGTACGGATTCAGGCAGAGTGCGTATGTGTCCACCGCTTCCGGTGCTAACGGTGCTCCTGGTGATTGGCTCAGGGCCGTTTCCGGTATTCTGATGGATGCGACGTATTCCGGTGCCGCCGCCAGCGGAGCTCACATGGTTTCGCTGATGGAAACTGTTTCGGCCATCTCCGGTATGGTTTCGACCTATGCCGGTGCCAGCCGCAATATCTTCATCCGGGCTATGTAATATAATTAACGTTGAGGGGGTCGGGGTTAAAAGCCCCGGCCCCCAATACGGATAAACGATGAAAACCATACTATTCATAGACGGAACAGGCGGATATACCCCCACTCGTTTGGACGATAAGGCGACTGGCGGCATATCTACTTCGCTTACCATAATCCCCCGGTATTTAGCAATGAACGGATGGGAGGTATATGTTACCGCTACCTCTATCCCTAAGAGCGTATTTCTCCACGGAGTTAAATACATAAAGGATTTGAGTGAGTGCGGCAGTCCGTCGGTGGTTGTATGTAACAGGAACCTGATACACAATTCCATAATCAAGATGTTCGAGGGTTCAAAGTTCATCTGGTGGCTTCACGACATAGTTGACCATCGGTATCTTGAGGACGATGGATTCCGCAAGGCCGATATTGTAGTGGCCCTTAGCGAATACTGTAAGAGTTCGTACTCCGAGTTCTACCATATCCCCGTCGAGAAATTCAGGATAATACCCAACGCCGTGGATAAAAAAGTTTTCTATCCGGGCAAATACGAAGACCGGGACCCCAATCTTTTCATACAGGCTTCAGCTCCTATAAAGGGAATGTACCCGCTTGAGTTCACGTTCTTCAATATGAAGCGGAACAATCCGAATGTGAAGCTGAAGATGTATTGTAGCCAGAAACTTCACGACTTGGACGACTCTATGTTCTCCAAGAATCTAAACGCTCTTAAAAACGCCGGGATTGAGGTTTGTGAGCCTATCCCACAGAAAGAGCTTGCCGATATGTTCAGGAAGGCTTGGGCGGTGCTTATGCCCAATCATTACCCTGAGATATGCTCTAATACGCTTTTACAGGCTATGGCTTGTGGATGTCCGGTAGTGGCTTCAAATATAGGAAGCGTTGGTGAGTTCATAACTCATAGAGATAATGGATTACTGACCCATACGTTCCCTCACGATATGTACCTATGGTGGGCTGACTATGCCAAGAACTGCATTGATATAATGACAGATAAAGAACTTCATAAGACTTTATCTTTCAATGCACCTTTATCAATAACTGACTGGCCTAATGCGGGTGAAAAATGGTATAATCTTGTTGAGGACTTATACCAGTCTAAAAAGGCTGTGGAACATCTGGAAGGGGTGGCATGACACTTACTAAAAAGCACATAAACAAAGGGGATATAACAGGTCTGAAAGTGCTTAATCTTGGCTGTGGAAACGCTAAGATAACAGGAGAGAATGTTGTCAACGTTGACGCTTATCCCATCTGTAAGCCGGATGTAGTGTGGGATTTGAACAAGACTCCGCTTCCGTTCAAGGACGAATCGTTTGACCTGATACTTGCCAGCCACGTTTTTGAGCATTTGCCTAACTGGTGGGATTGTTTCTGCGATTGTGCGAGGATACTTAAACCGGGTGGATTTATAGAGGTATGGGTCCCTGGATTTGGTGATGCGGTCAGGGGGTATAGGGACCACGTTTGCGAGATAAATATTAATTCTTTTTACGGCACGTTCTCATTCAGAAGGCCGGGGTCAAACGCTTGGGCCATGACCAGTAAAGACTGTGAGAGTTATGCCAAGTATATGAAGTTCTATCGGATACAGCACGTTCTGAAAAACAGCTTTCTGGTATCAATGCCACGGTTCGTACAGGATTGGGCCATGCACTATCTTAGGAACGTTGTATTTGAAACTGGATATTTCTTCCAGAAACTTAGTCAGGAACAGTACGAGGCGGGGGAAAAGCGGTTTGTTGAAACGGGGAAACTATGAATCATACCGAGATATACTTGTATAAGTGTCTTGCTTGCGGTAAGCAGGTTTTCAGGAATAAACTTGGTGATTACGAGTGCCGGTGCGGTGGGCGTAAGGTGGGATATAAAAGTCCCACTTTCTTTTCGGTGGCTAATTGGGTTATTCATAATCCCAAGACATTTTTCAATCTTGTTAAACGAGAAGGGCTATGCCTGAAGAAGTAATGCCTGAAGTTAAAAAGGGTTCTGTTGCCATCTGTATCCCCTGTTCAGGGCAGGTTGAGCCGATGGTTCTGACCAGTTTTATGCGGATGGTTAATCACGCCGCTTCAAGGGGCGTTAAGGTCAATTACTTCGGGCAGACCACTAAACAGCTTATCCATACGGCTAGGCAGAATCTGGCTAAGGGTTTTATCGGTAGCGACGCCGAATGGTCGCTTTGGCTTGATTCTGATATGATACTGCCGTGTGATACCCTGACCGAGATGTTAAAGTGGGCCAACGCTCTGGACGCTAAGTTCCTGACCGGCATATACCACCAGAGGCAGGGCAACTATAAGCCGCTTGCCATGCTCAATACCCTGAAGAACGAAAAGGGTGAGGTCATAAAGACCGGAAAGGACAAGTACCATAGTTTCTTCATAGATATACCGGACGAGATAAAGGACGCTGTTGAACTTGATTTATGCGGTTTCGGGTGTGTTTTAATCCATCGTGAAGTGTTTGAGAAAATGCCTCAGCCGTGGTTCCGCTTTCTGTTTGGTGATGATGTGCCGGGAATGAAACCGGACCAGTATGTTTCAGAAGATTTCTACTTTTGCGTTAAAGCCAGAGAATTGGGCTATAAGATATACGGCCTTCCGTCTTTGAACTTGGGCCACATATCCGACCCGAAAGTTATCACAAGGGCCGACTATAAAGAGGCACAGAAACGCAAGATAGAAAAACTGGTTGAAATGCTGAAGAAACAGAAACAGGAGGCTTGTTAATATGGCTGAAATTACCGTCGCTACTGAGGGGAAGGAGTGCTTGATAACTCTGGTGAAACCGGGGAGTTCGGACAGGCTGATAAAGGTATTCCCTGCCGAGCATACGACTGAGAAAATATGGCTTGATAACACGCCGGGGAAAGAACGGTGGGAAATGATACACAGGATGATACAGATTCACGCTTCCAGATTCTCTCCTATACCGGACCCGAAGCCGTATCACGCCGACCCCAGGGACCTGAAGACGATTACCCTTACGCCTGACGAGATTCCGGTTGTTAAACTTGAGAACTTTGTGCTTCCTGCCCCGCCTCCGGTCCCTGATATGTTCCCTAAGCCGGAACCGACTAAGGCTGAAAAGGCTATGGAAGAACGGATGGCTAAGATGGAAACCACGGTTGCCAATCTTGCCGATTTGCTGACTAAGGCATTTGGAAATATAAAGGCCACGGCTCCGGTTGAAAAGACGGAAGATACTGATACCGCTAAAGTGGCGGTTGATACTCCTGCTGAGGAACCGGCTAAGCGTGGCCCCGGAAGACCCAAGAAGACGGCTTAATTTATAGAGAGGTAAACAATTATGGGACAGTTGATAATGAACCCTATCGGTGGACGGGACCTTACCGCCTTTGCTTATGAGGATATAACGGTTGATACGGCAATAGGTTTTACTGCGGCTACGATTGCCCCGGCTACATTTGGCCCTGCTCATAGGGCTTTTGTAACTGTTGAAACTGACCAGATACGTTGGACTGTTGATGGCACTACCCCGACCTCTACTAAAGGACATCTTGCCGAAGTTGGCGACTATATAGAGATAGAGGGCATAGCCAACATTAAGGCGTTTAGGGCGATAAAGGTTACCAACAACGCCACCCTTAGAGTTTCGTATTCACGTTTCAAGATGGGTGCTTAATCTGACAGGAGATTTTCTTATGATTAAAGTTTTACTGCCTATCATCGTGGCATTAAATATGCCATTACAGGCACAGATGAGTAAGAACAGTGGTATATCTAAGGCACAGGCCGACTCCCGCTACGTCAACTCCCCCACGGAGTCCGTGGCGCAGACATTCACCGGTCTCCTAAGTGGAACGCAGGCCAATTTCTCCATATTAAAAGCAGGAGAGGGCACGTTCAACGGCAACGTCGGCATAGGCACGGCCACGCCGGGGAGCAAGCTGCAAGTTAAAAATGCCGCCAGTGGGACATCGTTTTCCATAAATGCTTCTGACGATGCCAACATCTTTTTCATAGCGGAAGGTGCGGACGGGCGGGGCTACGTGGCGGTAAGAGATACCTCCGCATCCACCAAAGTATTTCTTGATTCAGCGGGTTCTTCATATCTAACTGGCGGCAACGTCGGCATAGGCACGGACACGCCGGGGAGCAAGCTGGAGGTTAATGGGGCCGCGCATTTCACATCGTCCGTAACTATAATGGGGAATATCGGTTATGCCGGAGGCAGTGTCGTTCAGGCGTTCGGCGGTGAGTTATACATGGGGGACCTGGACGCTTTGAATACTAACACAGTATTCCGCGCGGCAGGGACCGACGTTTTGTCCATGAGTGGCTCTGCGGTATATTTAGGCGGCAGGCCGGGATATGGAACCGGCGGGATAATAAGCACATATACGACCTCGACCGGAGAATTGAACCTCCCTAAATTAAAAGTTTCACAGGTACAAGTTAAAAATGCCGCCAGTGGGGCACAGTTTTCCATAAATGCTTCTGACGATGCCAACATCTTTTTCATAGCGGAAGGTGCGGACGGGCGGGGCTACGTGGCGGTAAGAGATACCTCCGCATCCACCAAAGTATGGCTTGATTCAGCGGGTTCTTCATATCTAACTGGCGGCAACGTCGGCATAGGGACGACGGTGCCTGCCAGTAAGTTACATATGAGTTCGGGCGTTTACATCAACGATGGAAACTCATACGGCTTATTTGTCGGGACTACTACAACCACCAATGCGGCGGCTCGTATTGTCGGTAGAGCCAATGATGAATATGTCCTAAAACTGTCATCGTCCACTGGGGACGCCTCTATCGGTTTCCACCAGAACGGGCATTTTAGCTTGTACGGGGCCAAACCTACGCTTGGAACTTGTGCCAATGCCACCATAACCGGAAGGGACTCTGCGTTCTACGTTACGTTCTCCGGTGCGAATAGCTCGTGCGAAATAGGATTCGGTGAGGCATACGACGCTATGCCTACCTGTGTCTCTGCCGGCAAGCTGACCACGTTTGGCGAAACGCCGGTCTTCGCTACTGAAAGCTCAACCGGAACGCTCATAGTCCCCGCTACTGGAGCGTGGGAATCCGGCGATATTATCAACGTGATTTGTATGGGCGTACACTGATAAAAAGGTGTCGGGGTTACATTGAGGAATTAATATGTCGGATATAACGTATTTGGAGATGCAGCAGGAAGTGGCTCAGATGTGTAAAATGACGCTTGACGACGCCACTCAGCTTGCTCAGATTAAGCGTTGGCTGAACATATCACAAGAGGATATAAACTCTAGGGCAACGTGGCCTTGGCTTGAATCCAGGGAGATAGTTCAGACCGTAGCGGATAAAAGTGATGGCACAGTTTCAATAGCGGCAGGTGGAACCACCGTAACTGGATTAGGTACGGATTTTGCCGCTACGGATGTCGGCAGTTATATCCAGTTCTCAAACTCTGACGATTGGTATAAGATACTGACCGTTGCCTCAGATGTATCACTGGTTATAGAAAAGCCGTATGTCGGAACCTCGGCTCTTAGTGCCGGAACCTATACTATCCGCAAGGTCTATTACTCACTGTCTGCCAACGTGGACAAAGTGCTGACCATAAGACAGTCCACTACCCCGATTAAGTTGTCCACGTTCAATTACAGGATGTTTGACCTGTATATACCTGACGTTACCGCTACTGGCAGTCCAGAGGCGTGTGTTATGTTCGGTATGGATTCGTCTAGGAACTGGCAGTTTTTCCTCCATCCTATTCCTGATGAGGTTTTGAATCTTGAGATAAGGACCCGGCTCAGGACTACGGATATGGTCGCCGATGAGGGATATTCTAATATTCCGGCTAAGTGGGCCAAGACCGTCCTTATTGCCGGGGCTATATGGCGTGGGATGGAGTTTAACAGGGCTTCCAGAGAGGATATTCGTGCGGATAAGTGGTATGGCATTTACGAGCGTGGGATAGAGCGTATGTTGGCTGATATATCGGTTTCAGAGGATGAACACCACGTTTTACAGTCAAGCGAAGTAAGGACAAGGGAAGCCGAGATTAGGTATCCAGATAATTATGAAGCGTCCTGATTATGAAAATTTCAAGAGTGTTTATATCGGCTCTTTGTTTATGTGTTTTGCCATTGGTCGTCTGCTATTCTCAGCAAAGTAAGGCACAGCAGGTAGAGAATCAGGCGGATTTTACTGGTGGCCTTAACACCAAGTATCCATCTAACTTTATAGGTCCTACCCAAACGCAGGACGCTCAAAACGTATTCTTTGACGATGGCTCGTTAAAGAAGCGTAAGGGCCATGCCAAGCAGAACAATACTGCCATAGGTGGCGGAAATCACGACGTTACCGGCCTTTATGAATACAACAAGGCCGATGGCACTCAGTATTGTGTTTCGTTCAGTTCCGCTTCCGGCTATGTATCTACTGACAGGTGTGCCTCTAACACCGTATTTATAAGCACTCTGACAGCCGACCAAGAGGTAAACTGCGTTCCGTTCACCGATAGACTCTATTGTGTAAATGGCGTAGATACCCCACTTTATCTGTCCGGCACGACCTATACGCTTGTGCCTGAGATGCCCGCCTGTAAGTATATCAGGGTATATCAGAATCGGCTTTGGTGTGCCGGGGCCTCGGCTCAGAAAAGTTACATCTATTACTCAAACGTTGGTGATGGCGATAATTGGGATACTACGTTTAATTGGGTGGCCTTGAATCCAGAGGACGGAGATGTTATAACCGGCTTAGGTGAGCCGATATACGAAACTTTGCCCGCTTACAAGCGTTATTCGTCTTGGATAGTTCAGGGCAAATCGGCTAGCAACTATACTCCTGTTATGGTGTCAAACTCAATTGGAGCGACTCATCATAGGACGATTCGCAATTTGCTCTTAAACGATACCAAGACGATACAGGCGTTTGGTTCCAATGGCATAAGAGGCGGAGAGCCGGGTGTCTATTCTTTCAACGGCATTGTAGTTCAGTACCTGTCCGATGCCATAAGCAATAAGTTTGAGGTGATGGACTCTTTCAAAGTTTCAGATAGATTTAAAACCTTTGATTCCGCCTCAGATTGGTTAAGCGGGGCCTCTGTATATATTGACAGCTATACGGCTTCAGGGTCTATACAGAATGAGGTTTGGTCGGATGTTGATACCTCTAGCACTAATTTCTTGGAAGGAACTTTATCCGGCCTTACAACCTCCTACGTTGAGGGAGCGTTGGCCTTGGACTATTTTGACGGAGCCGGAGCTACGCTGTTAGATGATTTTTCAGATGGTAATTTTATCAGTAGCCCAATTTGGACTACCGATGGAAACGCTGAATTTTCTGCTAGTGGTAATAATTTAGCTTTTGTTCACGAAGTTGGAAATTGGGGGACAGCATATACACCACTTAATGTTATAAGCTCAGAGGGAACGTGGTCTGAATCCTTGTATATAGGAGGGTATGGAAAGCCGACTGGTCTTGTTAGTGCCTATAACTACACCTTTGATTTTATCAATTCCGCCACTGACGGAACTGGTAATGGGTACTATATCTTATTCGCAGTATCAGCAGGTGCTTCCGGTATTCCATCTTGGGCTATGTATTTAGGTCGTAAGGATTCAGGTGTCCAGACTGTCCTTGGAGGTATTTCTTGCTCTCGTTCTGGTAGTGGTGTCGGACCTTATTATATTGATGGAACGCTTACTATAACAAGGGCCACTGGCGGGGTATTCACTGTTTACCATACGTATTGTAGCACTATAACGGCTACGGACGCTACATATAATGCCACTTCTGGATATATGCGGCATTACGTCCTTAATATGGGTAATGACAATTCAATGGGGAATCCAAATTGGGCTGTTGATAACATAAATATCCCATTGGGATTTAACTCCACTGGCACATTCACATCTAGGATTTTCAACACCGGATTCTCAACTTCGCCTGTATCCGCCCCTGCTGTTGGAGGGCCTTTCACTGTAACGTATTCAACTCCGGCAGGGTCTAACGTCTGGTTCTATACAAGGTCCAGCACCTCTCCTAACAACTATAATTGGGGGGCTTGGGAGGCCAGTAGCGATAGTTTGAAGATTGCCTCTACTCAGCAGTATTGGCAGTATAAGGCCGATTTCCAGACCAGTTATTCAACACAGACTCCGGTTGTGTACGATGTAACTTTATATGCCACAAGCACCGGCACTTGGACCTCACCTGAAACGTATCTGGACAATCTTATCGGCTCTTGGGGCCTTTTCCAGTCAGTTGAATTAACCACTGGTACGGCCTCTTGGACCTATGAGATGAGAAGTTCAACGTATTCAGGCGGTACGGCCTCGGCTAGTTGGGGTGCTGTTACCAACAATACAATCATAGGTATAAGCCCAGGGGCCTATGTCCAGGTCAGGGCCAAGACTACTCTTAATAGCTCGACAGATACGGCTAGGATAGATATAATCACTATAAACTACTTTATCGGCTCGGCGGCTAAATCGGCTTGTGCTGAGGTCTATCGCAATCGCTACTACTGGTTTGGGCAAGATAGGGATGGAACAGAGAATAATGTCGGATATGTTATGGATTCAAACGGGGCTTGGACTAAACTGGTAGGTATTAACGCTAGAAGTACGGCCCTGATAGCGGGT